GCTTTTAGCTAACAACACTGGTGGCGTCATTATTTCTGACGGTCAAAATGTATTTGCGGTGGCAGCATCAGCAAACACATCAGTAACATTATTAGCAACTAACGGCGGTGAAGCTGTTAGTGAAACTTACGCTTAAGGAGACGGTATGATTGCGAATCATGTAGGTGCGTTATACCCAGATCGTTTTGATAGAATTGCTTTAGGTAAGGTACAAGCTGCATCAGTAGGTGCAACTGGTAATGCTGTGGCAACTATACCAATTACATCTGGTACTGCTTACATCGTTCGTCAAATTACTGTAGCTAACGCAAATGCAACTATTGCGACTGCAAATGTGGCTATTCTTACCAGTAGTGATGGGAATACTTCAAATGCAGTCTCCAATAACGTAGTTTTAGCCAATGTATCAAGCACAACTACTTATCAAGATTTAGGCTTAAAAGCTGCAACAGCTACGACTGTTTACACAGCTCCAGCTTTATATCTTGTAGTAAATACTGCTGTGACTAATGGCACTTGCGATATTACTGTTTTTGGTGACGTTGTAACGTTATAGAAATGACAACCTTGTATGTGACGAATCAGTCTGATAATTTACTTGAGTTCGATTATGAATTTAAGACCATACAGTTCCCTAAAGGAAAAACTGTAGAAATTACTGAAAAGGCTGCTCGTCACATATTTGGTTATTTAGATTCAAACAAAGAGGAATACATGGTAAGGCTTGGTTTCATTCAAACAAGGAATGACATCGAAAAAGGTTTAAAAAGACTAGAAAAATTTGTCATTTCAAACAAGCCTCCAAAACAAAACCACTCGTTATCCCCAGTGGTGGATGAATCACCTTCTCATGAGAATAAGGTTTTGCCTTTGAACCGTGAGAAGGGAAAAATCCAAGTGGCTGGATAACATATAATATTATATGGAGTTTAAATGTCTCAGACACTATCAGGATATATTACAGAAGTTAGAAGGCTTCTGCATGATGCTAATGGTAACTTCTATACTGATACTGAGCTTACAGACTACATCAATGGCGCTAGAGATCGCCTAGTCAGAGATACTGGATGTTTAAGAACAGTCCAGATTTCCCAAACACCTTTAAAAGTAAGATCAACTGATACCATTGGTGGTGTCACCCCTACCAATCCTTTGGTATGGTCTGCTAATACTGCTTACGCTCTCAATGATTTTGTTTTTTCTAATATCTTTATTTATCAAGTCACTCAAGCAGGTACATCAAGTTCTAGCCCTCCTGCCTATCCTGCTTCTGGTTCTAACTATCCACCTAACACACAATTTTTAGATGGCACAGTTGGATTAACCTATGTAGGTAATTGTGAGAATATTTTTTATGCTTCTTTACCAGAAGGCATACAAACACTTGATGTTTTAAACATTAACCTCTACTGGGGAAATACTCGTGTGCCTATGAGATATATGCCATGGACACAGTTCAACGCTGAGTTAAGATTTTGGCAAAACTATATTGGTCGCCCTATTTCATTTACTGTGTATGGACAATCACAAATCTTTATTTCTCCTGTGCCAGATCAAATTTATCAGTTAGAAATAGACACGACTATATTACCTTTACCATTGGTTGCAGGTACAGACATTGATACGATCAATAGTCCATATACTTCACCTGTAGCTTTCTATGCAGCTTACAAAGCTAAATACAAAGAGCAATCATTTGGTGAAGCAGAAATATTTAAACAAGAGTATATTAAACAAGCTCAAGCAGTTCTTAATAGCGTATTTACTAGACGAATTCCTGACCCTTACACGACTTTATAAACTATGGCAGCAGTTGAACAGAAAAAGTCGTACCTTGTTACTAAACAGTTCAAGGGTATTAACACTAAAAGCAATCGTACTGCGATTGATGAAACAGAGTTCTCATGGCTTGAGAACCTTATGCCTTTGGGATATGGTAACTTAAAAGCCGTACCTAACTCAGACAATCAGGGCATTACTTTTGGTGATACAGCCAATCAATTATTTTCAGTTAATATCAATAACAAAGACTATGTATTAGCATTTGAGGAAAATGGTCGATGTGAATATGTGGACTTAGATGGCAACGTTAAAGGTAATGTAGCTATTGCAGGTACATTTTCTAATGCAGGTATTCGAGTATCTCAATGGAAAAGTGAACGTGCTCTAATCATTGATCCAGTCAAAGGTTACTACACTTGGAATGGTACTAACTTAGTCAGTGTAGGTTCAGTAGGTTTCATTGGTTTAGTGTCTGGTGGCGCTGGTTACACAGAAGCTCCTGCTGTGATTATTAGTGCACCTAATGATGCCAATGGCGTTCAAGCGACTGCAGTATGTACAATTACTCAAGGTTCTGGTGGTGTTAAATCTATATCTGTAACTAATGTAGGTTCTGGTTATACTTCAGTCCCAGATGTAAGTATTAGCGCTCCTAACTTAACAGGCGGTGTTCAAGCTACAGCTGCCGCAACTACTTTATCTGGTACAGTTGTTTTAATTAACGTTACTAATGCAGGTTCAGGTTATACCACTGCGCCTTCAGTTACCATTACTGGTGGAGGTGGTGCAAGTGCCACAGCTAATGCAACCATAGCTACAGGCACTATCAATGCAGTTATCTTAACTGAGGCAGGTTCTGGTTATACTAGCCCTCCTACTGTGACATTTACAGGTGGGGGTGGTTCTGGCGCTAATGCAGTAGCTAGTTTAGCTACATTCCAAAAAGGAACTGTGTCTGTTTTAATTACAGCAGGCGGTACAGGATATACAAACGCATCTAATTTAAGCATTTCAATTTCTGGTGGAGGTGGAGCTAACGCTACAGCTACAGGTATCATTTCAGGTGGTCAAGTAACTCAAGCTGTTATGACTAATCCTGGTACTGGATACACCAATGCGTCTAATATTACAGTCACAATCACTGGTGGTGGAGGATCAAATGCTACTGCTAAAGCTATTATTAATACAGATGACAACACAGGGGTTCAATCTTTTAGTGGTCGAGTATGGATTGCTTCTGGTCGTAACGTTTATTATAGTGCTGCAGGCTCTTATTCAGACTTTACTAGTGTTTCTGCAGGTACTGTTTCTCTAACAGATGCTACTTTAAGAAGTAATATTGTTAATTTACTCTCAGCTAACAACTTCTTATACATCTTTGGTGAAGATTCCATCAACGTATTCTCAGATGTGAGGGTCACTACAGCTGGAACTACCCTATTTACTAATACTAACGTATCGGCTTCTGTGGGAACTAAGCTTCCCTATGCCATATTCCCATACTTTAGATCAGTGTTGTTTATGAATGACTATGGTGTTTATGCACTTGTAGGTTCTACTACTTCTAAATTATCAGATGCACTAGATACTGTGGTTGAAAACATTGATTACAATTATCCTGTAACTTCAGGACAATTACTCTTAAACAATACTTTATGTGCTTGTTTTAATGTGAGATATACAGGGGATAGTATTTCTGGTCGATTCTTACAAATGATTTTCTTTGAAAAGAAATGGTTTGTAACTTCCCAAGGTGGTATTAAACATATCACAGCTGTTCCTGTTAATGGTCAAGCTTTAGTTTATGGAACTTCTGGAACTGACTTAGTTAAGCTTTATTCCAATGTTACAAGGACTATCTCAACGACAGCTTCAACGGCACTTCATCCTATGGGTGATCCAATCCGTGATAAGCAAGCTTTAAAAGTGGCAGTAGAGGCAACATCATCCAATACCAATACTTTCACTTGTACAGTGACTGTGGATAATGAAAATAGATCAAGTCCTACTTATTCCTTAAGTTCTCTTATTCCTTGGACTAATATTGCAGGTGCAGTTATTCCTTGGACTAATACTTCTGGCAATACAATAGGCTGGTCATCTACAGGCTATAATTTATACAAAACAGATGCACAACAATATGGCAAATATCTTGGAATGACTGTACAATCTTCATCACCGGGATATACTATTAACGGGTTCGAATATGAACATGAATTAAGGGCGAGGTTCTAAACTATGGCAAAACCAATATCAATACCAAATGTATTTGCGGGAAGTACAAGCGCTATTCCCCTTGTATATCTCGATCAAGATTTCTCTTCAGTATCTAATGCAACAAATGACCTGGCAACCTACTCAAACTATGTTGCTGATACAGGTGCTGCAGATGCTTATGTCGCAAACTATCCTGCAAACATTGTAACGACTACAATCACAGCAGGTTTACGATTACAATTTAAAGCAGCTAATGCAAATACTGGCGCATCCACATTAAATGTGCAAGTAAACAGTGTTTCTATTGGCTCTGGTGCAATCAAATTAACAGATGGTTCTACACTTCCAGCTAACACCATTGTAGCTAATGCTATTGTAGATGTTCAGTATGATGGTACAAGTTTCCAATTATTAAGTGATTCAAGTGGTGGTAAAGAAGTTATTACAGACTTAACTGTGTCTGGAAATCTTGCTGTTACTGGAACTACAGGATTAACTGGTGTATTAACTGCTAACATTGCAAATATTACAACTGCAAACATTACTACAGCTAATGTTGCTACAATGTCTGGTACAACTAGCTATACAGGCACTCAAACATTTACAGGATCAACTTCAGTACTAGCTGCAGTATTCCAAGATGCAGCAGAAGTTGCAACTGTATCAGCTACAGCAGCTACTGGTACAATTAATTATGATGTGACTACTCAATCAGTGCTTTATTACACAACCAATGCAAGTGCTAACTGGACTGTAAACTTTAGAGGATCATCAGGCACATCTTTAAATACACTTATGTCCACAGGACAAGCTCTTACAGTAGTATTTTTAGTATCACAAGGTGCTACAGCTTATTACAATAATGCAGTTACAATAGATGGATCATCTGTTACACCTAAATATCAAGGTGGCACAGCATGGACTTCAGGTAACGCTTCAGGTATAGATGCCTATTCATATACTATTGTTAAAACAGGTTCAGCAACATTTACAGTATTTGCATCACAAACACAGTTTAAATAGGAATTAGCTAATGCCACTACTATCCAGATTAGCCGTTCAAGCAGCAAGAGCCTATGGTGCTTTATCTTTTGCAGATAGAAACGCTGTCCCTGCATCTTATCTTATTGTTGCTGGTGGTGCTGGTGGTGGATGGAGAGGTGGAGGTGGTGCAGGTGGTTTTCAAACGTCTACATTTACTTTATCTACATTAAATACATATTCAGTTGTTGTTGGATCAGGCGGTTCTGCATCAGTTGCAAATGATGGCGCTCAAGGTGGCAATGGAAACAACTCATCTGTTTCAGGAACAGGTTTAACAACTGTCACCTCAACTGGTGGAGGCGGTGGTGGAGGTAGTAATTCTGCTGGTTCTAATGGTGGCTCAGGTGGTGGCGGTGGTGTTAATAATAATCAATCAGTAACTTATGCTGGCGGCACAGGAACATCTGGTCAAGGAAATAATGGTGGTAGTACATTTCAACCAACAGGAGGCTCAACATCTAATGGTGGTGGTGGTGGAGGTGCAACAAGTGCAGGAAGTGCTGCAACTAATGCAAGCACAGGAGGTGCAGGAGGATCAGGCACATCTTCTTCAATTTCTGGGTCATCTGTAACATATGCAGGCGGTGGTGGAGGCGGTGCTACTAGTACTGGTGGAACTGGTGGAACTGGAGGTGGAGGTAATGGTAGTAATAGCTCAACTGCTGGCACATCTGGCACAGTAAATTTAGGAGCTGGTGGAGGTGGTGGCGGTCTTGGACAAAATGCTGGACAAGGCGGTTCAGGCATAGTCATCATATCTTACGCATCTGCTACACCTAAATTCGTAGGTGGCACTCTTACTACTTCAGGTGGTAACCAAATACACACATTCACATCTTCAGGCACATTAAGCCCTCTTACACCTGTAACAGCTAGTTATTTAGTCGTAGCTGGTGGTGGTGGCGGTGGTAGACAATATGGCGGTCAAGGAGCTGGTGGTGGTGGTGGCGCTGGTGGTCTTTTAACATCATCTACAACTTTATATTCAGGTGCAACTTATGTAGTTACAGTTGGTGCTGGCGGTGCTGGAGGTTCTAGTGCTGGTGCAGCTCCAAGTGGCAGTAACTCTTCATTATCAGGAACAGGACTAACCACAGTAACTTCTACAGGCGGTGGCGGCGGTGCTGGCTCAAGTGGCTCAGGTGCAAGTGGTGGTTCAGGCGGTGGTGGACAAGGTGAAACTGCACCAAAAACAGGTGGAGCTGGAACTTCAGGACAAGGATTTGCTGGTGGAACAGGTGCAGCAGCAGGTGGTGGCGGTGGCGGAGCTAGTGCTGTAGGTGCTAACGCAGCAACCAATGTATCAGGCGGTAATGGTGGAGCAGGAACAGCATCTAGTATTTCAGGAACATCAGTAACCTATGCTGGTGGTGGCGGCGGCGGTGGATATACTAGCACAGCAGGCACAGGTGGAGCAGGTGGTGGCGGAACAGGTCAAACAGGACAAAGTTCAACTGCATTAGCAGTTTCAGGCACAACCAATTTAGGTGGTGGTGGTGGCGGTGCAGGTTATGTTGCAACAGGCAATTATAATGGTGCTGCAGGTGGTTCAGGCGTAGTTATCATCTCATACGCTGGCTCACAAGTATTTAACGGTGGTCTAGTCACATCATCAGGTGGTAATACGATCCACACATTTAACGCTACAGGTGCTTTAACACCAGTCACTAATAACCTAAATAACTCTTTAAGGTTTAGAAGTAGTGCTAGTGCATACTTAAATAGAACACCTACTTTAGCTAGTAATAGAACTACATGGACATGGAGTGCATGGGTTAAACGAGGCACAATAGATTCAGGTGCATCTCAATACTTTTTATTTAGTGCTTATACTGCTGCTAGTGATGC